GCGGTTTCGGTCGGCTTCAAACCCATCGAGAGCAAGCCGCGCGAGGCGCGCCAGCCACACAAGTCGAATCCGTTCATGAACGAGCCGATGATCTACACGAAGTGCGAGCTAGTCGAGACCTCGCTCGTATCGATCCCGGCGAATCCCAATGCCTTGGCGGTTGCCAAATCGCTAAGGATTTCTAAGGAAACGCAAGACCTCGTCTTCCGCGAGCATGCGGGCAGTAAGACCGGTGGCGCTTCCGCTTACGCACAGACCCGGGCCGAGCATGGCCGCAATCGGCAACGTGCGCTCACCGCCGAGCATGGCAAAACTCGCAACTACGGAGGTCATCCAATGTTGCTCACGCAACGGATCGAGGATGGCGAGAAGTTTCTTGTGCAATTGCAGGATCAATTGCAAGAACACCTCGCGACCCTCAACGATCAGGCCCCGGACGAAGCCGCGATGGCGGTCACCGAGGACCTGAATATCAAGATTGCGAATGCCGAGCGCAATCTCAACAACCTCAAGCAAGCCGAGCAGCGGCTTGCGCGCTCGACGGCCGAGCGCAGCGGCAACGGCGACGATCCTGCGGTCACCAACGGCGGCACGCGCCGCGAGTTGATGCGCAGCACGGCGTTCGATCAGCGCCGCTCTGCCAACGGCAACGGCCCGCGGCCGTTTAGTCTCACGCCCAAGAAGATTTCGCCGATTGAATATCTCGTTCGGCAGGGCGTGGTCGAGGCATTCGCGCACACGCGCCACATCAGCCTCGACGAAGCGACGCACCTTTGCGGTTATGGCGAAGACGAGTGCACCCGCACTTACGTCGACTATTGCCGCAAGGCCGCGACCTCACCGGCGATGACAACCGTCACCGGATGGGCTGCGGAATTGGCGCAGCAAGTTTATGGAGACTTTCTCCAATTGCTCGCCCCTTCGGCCGTGATGCCGAGTCTTGCCGCTAAAGGTTTGGCTCTTACCTTTGGCCGCGCTGGCAAGATAGTTATTCCGGCCCGCACTGCTACTCCATCTCTAGCCGGATCGTTCGTGGGAGAAGGCGCGCCGATTCCCGTTAGGCAGGGTGGGTTCAGCACAATTTCGATTGTGCCGAAAAAGCTTGGCGTAATCACGACCTATACCAGGGAGTTAAACGAACATAGTATCCCTGCTATCGAAGGAATCTTACGCGACTCAGTCACGCAAGATACTTCGACTGCCATCGACACTGTGCTTATGGACGCGAATCCGGCGACCGCGATCCGGCCGCCCGGTCTGCGCAACGGCGTCGCTGGTTTGACTCCGACGGCGGGCGGTGGCTTCAACGCGCTCGTTGGCGACATCAAGCAACTTGCGGGCGCGCTGCTCACTGCAACGGCGGGCCACATTCGACAGGGGGTTTTCCTGATTAACCCTCAGCAAGCATTGAGCATTTCGCTCACGCAACCGCCCGCGGCGGCGACCGGACTCTTCCCGTTTGCCGACGAAGTCGCGGCCGGTCGCTTGCGGTCGTTCGCGCTGATCGTGTCGGGCAACGTTCCGCTCGGCATGGTGATCGCGCTCGACGCTGCGGACTTCGTGACGGCGGGTGCGGAAGCGCCCCGATTCGAGGTGAGCGATCAAGCTACGCTTCACCTCGAAGACACGAATCCCGCGGACATCACCGGCGGCACGCCGTCGCCTGCCGTTCCCGTGAAGTCAATGTTTCAAACGGATAGCCTCGCTCTTAGGTTGGTGTGGCCTTTGAATTGGGCTTTGAGACGGACGGGAATGGTATCTTGGCTTACTGGCGTTACGTGGTAAGCTCGCGACGTACCTATCTGCAACGGAAAGCGTTGACGCCCTGCGAGGCCGGGTAGTAGTGGTCCCGGCTGATAGGTTTCTTTCGAAAACATCAGGAGGTCAAAAATGGCAACTCCCACGCCGACACAAGCCGAGCTAAACAAGATCGCACTCGGCGAATCGGTCACGCTCGCGGACGACGGCAGCGGGGCGGACCCAAACGTGTTCACGCTCGATCACAGGGCGGCGCCGAAAGCGGCAGCACCGGTGGCGCCTCAAGCGGCAGCAAGGACGGCGAGCCGTTCATCGTGATCCCAACGGTAGCGAAGGCCGAGTTCAATGCGATCCCGATCAATTGGCTCGGCCTTCACCGCCTCTACCTCAACACCGGCGAGATGGAAATAATCGCCGGTCTCTTGCACGCGGCCGATGTCAAATCGATGCTCGAAATCGGATGTCGTGATGGGCGAACCGCTCGTGTGCTTCTGCACAACGTGCCGTCTCTTCACCGTTACGTGGGGGTCGACGTGCCGATGTCTTATGAGCCTGCGTTATCTCATCAGCGTTCCGAAATGGTGCCCGATCCGGGCGGCTTGGTCGTCGACGATGCCCGCTTTGAACTCGTCATCCGCGAGCGCGGGTCGCTCGATCTAACGCCGAGGGATTTTCACGAGCGGTTCGATGCCGCATTCATCGACGGTGACCACAGCGAGGCGGCCGTCTATAGCGATAGCTGGTTAGCGGCGACGGTGGTGCGGCCCGGCGGCCTCATAATCTGGCACGATTACTTCAACGGTGCCGTTGGTGTAACGACTGCACTCAATCGGCTTGCCGCTGAGAATTGGAACATCCGACACGTCGAAACAACATGGCTCGCTTATGCGACCACGTAGAACATGACCACGGTCGCATTCAAGCTCGGCGGTACGCTGGAAATTCTGACCGAGCCTAGCAAGGCCGGTTGTTTCGTCACGCTGCGCTACGGCGCATTCACTGTAACCGCAAGGGGAGAGGACATGGCCTATACGCTCGGAAGTGGAATGCAAGTTCATCTCAAGGTGTCGTATGTCGACGCCGCGGGCAATCCGGCGCTCGTCGATGGCCCGGTCGCGTGGGCATCATCCGATGTCACCGTGGCGACGGTGGCCGCGGAGTCGGATAGCACCGCGCTCGTCAAGACGGTTGGCCCGGTCGGTCAAGTACAAATCTCGGCGACGGCCGATGTTGATCTCGGGGCTGGCGTCAAGAACCTCGTGACGCCGATGGACCTCACAGTCGCGGCGGGCGAGGCCGTTGCTGGCACCATCGCGCCGGTCGGCCCCGCTGAGCCTGTGACTCCTTGATCGCTGACATCGCGACGCAGCACATCTATACCGGCGTCGATTGTTTTCATCTCAATGATTTTCAATCGGCACTGGTCGAGTTCGAGATGTCGCTTGCGCTCGAAGAAAATCCTTACGCGCGTTGGAATCGTGCGCTCGTGTTGCTTTCGCTCGGGCGCTACGAAGGCTTCGCTGATTGGGGCGTGAGCCGTCAGATTTTTCGCAGTCAATTGAGTGAAGACGGGCAATGGTTGCAACGCAATCTTCGGCCATGGCGCGGCGAGCACGAGCCGGTTGTGATCCTTGCCGACGCTGGCTTTGGCGATTGGATACAACTCGCGCGGTTCATCCCGATGATCCGCGCGATAGCGGGGCGGGTAGTCCTTGAGCTACCCGCTCCGCTGGCGAGACTTGGAAGTCAGCTTGCGCCGGTCGAGATCGACGAGACCATTCGATATGCCGCGCCAATGTTCGACGCGGTCGCGGTGCTCGAACCGACGGTCGAAACGATCCCGCCGCCGCCTTACCTCACGCCCGATCCGGCCCTCCTAGCCCAATGGGCGAACAGGATCGGCGCGCATGAGAAGCGGCGGCGGATCGGCATCGCGTGGAGCGTGAAGCTCACGAGCGAGCACGAGCATCCCAACGCCAAGCGCGAAATTCCGCTCGATCAGTTTCTCAGCTTGCTCAATGCGCCGCCGGATTGTGAGCTTTACAGCTTGCAAACACAGGAAAGCGATAAAGCGCGTGCAAACAACGTGCATACATTCGGGCTTCATGATTTTGCAGATGTGGTCGCGCTCGCGTCTCTCATGGATGTTGTGGTATCGGTTGACACCGCCATGCTTCACGCCGCCGGTGCAATTGATCATCCCGCTACGTTCGGCCTACTCCCCTATGCCGCCACTTGGCGATGGCTTCATGGAAACTGGTATCCACGGATAACGCTATGCCAACAGAAATCCCCCGGCGATTGGGCTGGCCCCTTCGACCTTATGAGGTCGCGTTTGTGGTCGCATTTCTGATTGCGTTCGCAATCGCGGTCATGATTTAACTCGATGGCCAACGCACTCGTCCGCACCTACAACAAAGCGCTCGCGAGCGTCTTCAATCGGCTCATCGTTAAAGCCGAAGCTGCGCAGCATGGGCCGCCTTATATTCTTCCAGTGACCGGCGGATGGCTCGGTGCCGAAGGACGCTCGATCAATTGGTGGCAGAACGGTTTCAACGTGCGTCCGTTCGGCGCGCCCAACGCGATGGTCGAGGCGTGCGTCAGTGCGTACAGCCAAACCGTCGCGATGTGCCCTGGCGATCATTGGCGCTTGAAGGAGAACGGCGGACGTGAGCGCGTGAAGACATCGGCGCTTTCGCGTATTTTGCGTGAGCCTAACGATTATCAATCCATCTCCGATTTTTTGCTCAATCAAGTTCGCGATCTTTATATGTACGGCAACAGCTACGCGCTCGCGATCCGAAATGATCGCTACGAGATCAGCGAGCTTCATCCGATGCTGGCGACGCATTCTTTGCCGCAGATTGCGCCGGATGGCTCGATCTTCTATTCGCTCGCTGGCAATTACATCATTGAGAATCGGCTCGGCGAAGACTTCCTGCCATACGTGCCTGCGCGCGATGTCTTGCATATCAGGCTTCATTCCAATCAACAGAGTTCTTATCATCCGCTCATTGGTCTCACGCCGCTCATGTCGGCGGCGCTCGACGTGGCGGCCAGCGACGCGGTGAAGGCGCAGCAACTTTCGTTCTTTACCAATCAAGCGCGCCCGAGCTTCGTGCTCTCGACCGATCTCATGCTCGATAAAGATCAGGTCGATGCTGCGCGTGATCGCTGGAACAATCACGCGGCTGGCCTCAATGCTGGCGGCACGGTCATCCTCACCGGCGGCCTGAAGCCGGTGCCGATCCAGATGCGCTCGCG